CGTTCCCATGACCTTCTGAGCCTTGGGTACGGCCTTGGGCGCAGCAGACTCGCCACTGCCCACTGCGCCAGCGCCAATCACGGCGTCGTGCAGTTGCTTGCCGTATTGCGCGAATGCGAGCGCTGCCGGGCCGTGCGCCTGCTCAGTCGGACTCAGGGCAATAAGCCCGTTATATTTGACCTTGCCTTCCGGCGTGATCGACAAAACCTTACTGAGGCCCTCTGCGCCCTGTGTGGCCGCGACGAGGTTCATGTTTTTGATGTGGTTCTTCAGCTTGACCGAATTCTTACCGGTAATCTTTGGCACCTTCAGGCCAGCGACGATCTTCGCTGCTTCGGGCCCAGTCTTCGCGGCAGGCTCGTCACCGCCCACCTTCACCCAGTGCCCGTTCTTCAGCACGAGCATGCCGTCAGCGCCGCGCTTCGTGTCGCCTTCCTTGGGCCCAGTCGCCGCGGCGGCTGCCTTATCCGGAACCTCAACGGTGATCGTGTCCGAGTTTTGGTGGACATAGCCGTTATTCTGCTTCTCGGCAATCAGCTTCGACTGCGCTTGGTAGGCAGCCAGTTCCGTGCTGAATTCCTTCGTGCTAACCGAGCCCTTCGAGCCGATCTTCCCGTAGTGCACGCGCATTGCATTGCCGACTACAGAGACGCCCCAAAACTTGTTATGCCCCTCTTCGGTGTTGTGATAGAGATGCTGCGTGACGTTTTTCTTCACCATCGGGACGGCAGCCGCTGGCGCGGCCTTTCCTTCGAGATGCGCGATCGCCTCGGCTGCGTACTTCTCCAGCTTTCCGAAGTTGGTCGCGGCGGGTTGCCCCGCGCCAATCATCGTCGCTTGGTCCATCAGCCCCTGGAGGTTGCCCGCGTTCAGTTCCTTCTCGATCTTGTCCGCAATCTGCGAGGATGTAATCGAGGAGAGTTGCGGCTTTACGGGCTTCGCGCCGGGCTCAGTCGGCTTCACGGATTCGGCGACCTTGGCTTCGAGCGTCGCGATGTGCTTCGCGGCATAGTCAGCCGTCGGGCCCATGCCTTCCTTCGTCGTGTAGGCGTGGATGTCCTTCAGCGTTTGCAGGTCACCCTCTTCGAGCGCCTTATCGGCGTCTTCCTTCAGCCCCGCATCTACGCCCTGGTGCGCAGGCATCGGCGTTTCGCCCTTCGCCTTTTCGCCAGTCTTCCACTCGTACAGCGCGGCGGCATAGTCCTTCAGCTTCGCCATTTCGCCATCGGCACCGGCAAGCGTCGCCATCTTTTTCAGTTCTTCGAGGAGGCCGCTTTCAGCCCACTCCGCGACGGCCTTTGCCGCCTGCTTGTAGGCGGGATCAAGGTCATCAGGAATGGCAGGCGCGGCTCCCTTGGCCTTCGGTGCGTCAGGATTTTCAGCAGGCTTAGCCTCTGCGGAAGCGGCAACCACCTTTTGCGGCTCAGCAGCGGGTTGGGGCTTGGTCTCAGCAGCAGGAACACCCTCACCTGTCAGCGCGGCGTGGCCGCCCATTTTCTGGCCCGGCGTCACCGTGTGCTTAGAGCCCATGGCGGCCAGCGCTTCGTTCGCGAGCTTCGCGGCCTGCTTGCCGTACGTGTGCGTCGGATAGCCGTGATTCAGGATCGACTTTTCATCGCCCGTAATCAGCGCGTGCGCAATCCCGTCCAGCTTCTTTTTCTGGCCGGGCGTGATGTGATGGTCGGCGGGCAGCTTTGCCTTTGCGGCTTCGATCTTGTCGATAACCGCAGCCTTTGCATCGTTCGACGCTCCGAGATCCTTGCCGGTCTGCCCCTCGGGTTCCGGCTTCGACTCAGGCGTGGGTTCATCCTTGGGCTCAGGAACGGTCTCTGCGACCTCCGGCTCCTCTTTGGCCGCAACTACCTTCGGCGGCTCGGCGGGAGCCTGCTGCGGGGCTTGCTGCTGCTTCGGATTGGCTGCCTGCCAGTCGAACCACTGCTGACCGAACGCCTCCTCCTTTCCTGCCGCCTTGAATTCCGCCTCAAACTGAGCCTGCTTAGCGACCGGCAGCGAATCGAACGCCTTCCATTCGCCAGGCGTCGGCTTCTCGCCGGCGAGGAGTTTCTTTTTCAGCGAGTTGGCGCGCGAGAGCATCGATGCCTGGCTCTGGATCGCCGTCGCCTCCTTCAGGACGTGAGCCACCTTGTGATCGTGTGGCATCGCATTGAACCAGTCCTTTTTGGACAGCTTCTTATGCGCTTCCTTTTCGGTGTAGTTGCCCTGCCCTGAGACGGCCTTATGCTCGTCGTGGTCGGTCGAGACATTGACCATGGCGTAGTGGCCTTGCACCACCTGCCCGTTGCGCTTCGTGAAGCCCGGAATCCAGACCTGTTTCTTCGTCACCGCCTTCATGAAAAGAAGGACGGGCTGCCGTGCGTGAATGTCGTTCATGAGCACCCCATTTGAATATGGGAAGCATGGCGTCACGATCACGCGGTACAGCAATGAAAAAAGCCCCGGGGTTGCCGGGGCCTTGGTTACCTGATTGGTAGCTGCTAGATAACTATCCGATTGCCACGTGAGCCGATACCTCATCAGCAATCACGTCAAAGCAGGCGCGCAACGTGTCGAAGTCCTTCGTCTTTCCGAAGATCATTTGGCGACCGTTCTTAATCGCCGTCGCGAGCGTCTCTTTGCTCACCGTGAGCGGGCGTAGTTCCATGTTGCCGGGCGTGCCGACTTGGACAATCGGAGCGCTCTCGGACTTAGCATCGCTCGGCGTTTCTGGAGCGAAGTAGCTCAGAGCGCCCTCTGCGAAGTTGGCCCATTCGAAGCACGAGTTATCGCGGTTCCAAAATGCGCACTGCACGAGGTCGCCGATGTTCGTCACCGTCATCTTAGGCGCGTGGCGCATGCCCTTCAGTGCAACGGTGTCGCCCGCAGCCAGAACGTGAAAATCAGGCGGCAGTTGTGCGCGCTCGGCTTCCAGTTGATTGATGCGCTTCTCGGCTACCGCCAGATCGCGAACGTACTGCTCGTTCGCGGCGCACAGTTTCTTATTGTATTCGTCCGTGATGCGCCATGCAGACTGCTCGCGATGGAATTCAATGATGGAAGTGCGCTGGTTTTCAATGCGATCGCGCAGTTGGCGCTCACGTGTTGCGGCTTGCGTGTCCGGATGCGCAGCGAGTGCATTCATCAGGCTCTTGACGTTGAGCGCCAGCCTCTCGTTCTCTTCCTGATAGCGCCCAATGCTCTCGCTCTGCGTTTCATTGCGGAGCGTCAGCGCCTTTATTTGCTCAACGGCCTCGTCAAGATCGGCTTGGAGCGCCGTGACGCGCTGCTTCATATCAGCGCGCTCAACGATACGCTCTTGCTCAACGCCAGCGGCGCGCTCGCGGATGGCAACCACGGCATTGTTCGCAGCCCTCACGTCCAATTCGAGCGAGTCACGCTTGCCCTTCACGGCGTTGTAACGTTCTTCCCACGTGAGGTTTGCCGCGCGTTCGTTGTTCAGACGCGTATTCAGACGCTGATTTTCGTCAGCGAATTGCTTGTTCGCGGCACGGACCTCGCCGTCGAGACGATTCAGTTCAACATGCTCAGCAACGATTTGCTCAACGTCGCGCATGAAGTCAACCAGCGGGAACGTCGCCGCGATTATCGAGCCGCACCTGTCGAAAGAGTAGTCCTTCGTGCGGTTCTCATACGCCGCGAGATTTATTCCGACCTTCTCAACGTACGTTGCTCGCACGCCGAACGTGCCCTTCATGATGGCGTCAATCACCGCCGCGAACTGCACGTCATTCAGAAGGCGAACTTCATTCAGCACGCGGTCCAACTTTGAATTTCCTGACATTCTTTCTCACTCTGAAGTTATAAACCGTCCTGCCTCTAGCCGGATGCCGCCCGCGCATTTCAGGCTCGCGCGGGTCGAAGAACAAAACGCACCAGTGCAGGTAGAGCAGAAACGGGTTCATGAATTGACTCGATCTGTGCCAAACGCAGAACTATACGCGCAGAAAATCCGCAGTCAAGCGCCCACCAGCTTTTTAATTTGCTTCATCGCCAGCTTGCCCGTCTTGTAGCAACCCGTGTCCACGTAATAGACGTTTCCAAGGCTCGTGACGCGCTCTTGAGGGGTATGACCCACGATTACCGCGTGGATGCCCGTCACGGGGCTGATATCGGACCGCTCATGCCTTCCGCGCGCCCACATTGCCGTGCCGCGAATGGCGTCCGCACGCAGAATCGTCTGGTTCGGGTCAGGCAACTGCGAATCCCGGAACTTCTGCCAGTCATCGAACGGACAGTCGGCATGCACGATGCCCACGCGGCGGCCACCGCCAATCTCCACTTCCATGGCGATCGGCATGAACGTCATGATTAACGCGTAATCCATGCGCTCGTGCGGCATCTTGCCAATCATCCATGCCCCGCCGATCCCCGCATACCAGCCGGTATCGCTAAGCTTGCCGGTCGCGAACAGAATGCCGGCGTCCTCGTGGTTGCCCATGACGGAAAAGAACCACGGCTCATCGAGCAGCGCAAGCGCGCCCTCGGAGTTGGGGCCGCGGTCTACCAGATCGCCGGTCGCAAAGATGCGGTCAACCGTCGGGTCGAACCTCTTCTCGTCCATGCGGCGATAGAGCACATCCGGACAGCCGTGCAGATCGCCAATGACGAAGTCGCGCCCGCGCGTGTTCTCCTGGTGGACCGGGATCATGCCGTGAGGCCCATATAAAAGCCCACTGCCCAGCCAAAAAATACGGTGAGGGTCCAGCACACTTCCGGCGACAGATGGCTCATGCGCAGCCCCGCTCGCTCAGCACCGCGGCGTTTTCGTCCTCGTGGCGCATTTCCTGCCAGCGCTGCAGCGTGTCGATCGCCTCTTTAATGTCCGTTCCGATGTCCTTCCCGGCGCCGCGTCCGCCAGCCACCAGCAGCTTTTTGATAGCGTGGCCCAGCTTCTGGTCAGTGATATTGAACAGTTCGAGGATGCGGTAGATATCGACCTCGTCATACGGGCACTTTTTGAAGTAGTGCGAATGCTTGCGCTCAGTCAGATCGACGGTGGCGGGTTTGAAACTCAGGCCGGTATAGCGTGCGGGCTGCTCATCCTGACTGCACGCCTTGATATCGCCCGACAGCTTGATATCGCCAGTGATCGTCACCGAGCCCGTGGAAGCGATGCGGAGCGCCTGCTCAGTCAGCGTCTCGCCCTTCACGGTGCGCGGCTTGTCGTTCTCGTTCGCGTAGCTGGCCCTCGGCGCGTCGTTCAGGATGCGATCTAGCGCGCCCTTCACGCCATTGTTGGCGTTCAGCAGCGTGCCCGGCCCTACATTGGCAAGCGTATTGCGCATAGCTTCGAGTTCTTCGCGCTTCACCGCTACGGTGTCCGAAGACGCGCTTTTCTTTTCGGTCATGTTCAGAAGTGTTGTATGGCTAGATTCCGTACACGCTGTATGAGTGTGTACGGATACGGTCGATTTCGGATGACGTGGGCGAATGTAGGAGCGCATCAGCGCCGTCTGCGGGCTTGAGCATCCGCAGCAGGTGCTCTTTCCTTGCACCAAGCTATCGGAGCGCACCACGACGCTCTCAAGGCACTCACAGATGCACTCCCAATGCTGGCCGCGCCCCTTCGATCCTTCCGGGCGCGGCGCAGTGCCCACGACAAGCAAGCGCCCGAACGTTTTGCCAATGAGGCTTTTAACGTTCGGATGCATCCTTACATCCCCGTCCGGTCGAGTTGCTCGTACGGCACCGGCAACGTGATGATGTTCGGCTCGCTGCGCACCGGCAGCACCTTACCCGTCGTCGTCAGGCACATCAGCAGCGTTCCCTCGGACGTGGTCGGCGAATACACGCCACTCGGATCGGGCTGGCCCAGCACGGCGCTCGCAATGCCGCTATTGCCGGTCCACTTCCATTCGCTTTGCATCGGGTTCGTGAACTGTGTTGCTTCGTTGAAGCCGTAGCCCTGCGAGCGGCAGAGCGGCGTCAGCTTGCCCGTGTACGCGGCTTGCGTGTACGAGTAGGTAATCAGGTTCGGCTGGTCGAAGGCTTCGATGATGGCCTTCAGTTGCTTCTTCTGATTGAAGTTGGTGATGATCGGCATGCCGACCGTCATTTGCGACTCGCGCGTGATCTGCGCCTGCGCTGCCTGTTCGCGCTGATTCGCGGTCGGCGCTGTCTGGTCGTCGCACGATTCAGCGGTCAGGACGAAGAAGCCACCGAGAGCAAGAGCGGCGATGGCGATAGGGCGGCGATAGTGTTTGAGGTTCATGTATTAGCGAAGGGATTGGACAAACGATTGAACATCGGAAGGGAACGGGCAAGCGTCGCTGTTTTGGGATTCGGCGTCTTGCAACACGCGTTGACGAATGATCGTCTTGCCTGCCGCATCAGCAGTGCCGTACTGGTCCTGATACTGGCGAATCTCGCGCGCCATGCCGTCGCTGTGCGATTGCGAGCACTCGAACGTGTTGTGGCGCACTTGCTCCTCGCGAGGGGCATAGTGAGCGTTCGCGCGCAGCGCAATCTCGCGTCCGCCGATGGTCAGACCCGTGATGAAAAGCACGATGCCTGCGACGGCCAATACTGCTTTAATGAGATCCATAGTTCCTTTTGTAGTTAGTAAAGTGGGAATGGTTCGTCCAGCATCCAGTCGATCCATGCGAGGCGGTCCGCGCGATACTGCGAATCGGAACGCTCGCTGAATCCGTTCTTTTCTTGCCAGCACGTCAGCGTGTAGTTCTCGCCCAGCGCGTGGATGACAAACATTTTCAGTTCACGGCACTCGGCATGCAGGTTCGCGTTCCGGCCTTCCACGTAGTCAAGCGCGTGACAAATGAAGTCCACGCGACGGTCCTCCAGCGCAATACGCGCCATTGCCAGGACCTTGCGTTTGTTCGGAGTCAGCATTGCGGAGCCTCGTAAATGACCTTGTAGGCGACGATGTCGCAAGGGCCGCCGCTGTCACGCAAATACCTATCGCGCAGCTTCTCCCAGTGATCCCAGCGGAACGTGTCAGCCGGTCGTGGGTCGGGCTCCGTGCCGTTGCGAAAGCGGACCTGCACGCGCTCGCTACCAATCAACGGCTGCAGGCCGCCCTTGTGCTCGGTCCACGGCTCATCCAGAAGCCAGTCGAGCCACGCAAGACGCGCTTTCTTCATTGCGTCGCGGTCGCGCCACAGATGCGAGTGCTCATTGTCTTGGTCGCAAACCCAATCTTCCAATCCGAAGCGGTTTCCGATTGATTCGATAATGAAAAAGCGCAGGCGATCGCGTGCTTTCTTGACGGCCTCAACATGCGATTCCGGCCCGCGCATGAAATGGCATGACGCGTCATTGATCGCATAGCAAATGCGGAAATGCATGCCATCGGCAATGTGCTTGCGAGCACGCGTCAGGATCTCGCGCTCAATACGCGTCATTGCCATTACAGGCCACCTTGTTTCATGAAATAGATGGTTGCGCTCAGTGCGCCGCCGATCAGCGAGCCGACGATGCAGCCGGACATAAACTGCAGAAAGAAGCGACGGGCTTCCTCTTTGCGCTGTTTCAGCGACTTGCGTTCGAGGTTCATATGCGAGCCAATTTGTACGGGTTGCATTTGTTCGGGCACTGCCCGGCGACCCAATGAGTTGCGCACCAGAAGCAGCGCGGCGGATGCGAGTTCGTATTGAGAAGCCGGGAAAACACGCTTACTCCTCAATCACCACCGGGAAAGCGATTGCCAGAAGCCCCCATGAGTTGTGCTTCGAGTTGCTGATCGCGCCAGCCTCCTCATCGAACGCATACGCCTTGGTTCCCTTCGGGCCTTCGCCACCAACGTCGCCAGCGTGGTCGTAGACATTCACGTACACGGTGCGCTTGCGCGGAGCCATGAACAGGTCAGCGTCAAGTTCTTCGCCCTTTGAGTCCGAGCGGCCATTCAAAGCAAACCAATAGACCTGTCCGCCGATAATCGCGGCGCACGGGTTGATGCTCTTGTCAGATTTGAAGTGATGGAAGTCCAGAGCTTCGCGGCCATCGCGCGTCACCAACTTTTCGCCCGCAAGAGCGGCTTGAAGATCAAACGGTTTCACTGGGGTCCTTATTTCGGTACTTTCGGGTTGCATGAGCCGCACTGGTCCTTATGCGGCGCGTTGACTGATTGGCAGGCCGGGCACTTCCAGCCGGTCGGCACGGGGTCTTTCGGGGTTGCCTTCTGCAGGGCGTCTAATCCCTTCGGCAGTTCGTCAATACGAAACATTTCGCGTCTCCTGCAGCAGAATCCTCGGTACATCCTTGGTTTTTCTGCTGCAAGGACCGATCTTACTCTGCGCTTAACGCAGATTCAAGGGCTTTTTTGATTACGGCTGCTCGTTGTACTTCTGGCCGCAATGCGGGCACGTCGGACGGTCGTCATCACCCTTTTCGGCCTCTGGCGGGTCAATCTCAGGATCGATCAAGTCCTTCAGTTCGTCGTCCGAGAACCCCGTAATCTCCAGGTCAACGCCGAGCGCGCCGAGTTCGAGCACTTCCAGCTTCAGCACTTCGAGATCCCACCCACCGTTGAGCGTCAGCTTGTTGTCGGCAATGATGTACGTGCGCTGCTGCTCGTCGGTCAGATGCGAGACATCGAGGACCGGCACGCGCTTCAGACGCAAGAGCAACGCAGCCAGACGGCGCCCGTGCCCTGCGAGGATGCGATTGCCAGTGCCAAGAATGATCGGGTTCGTCCATCCGAACTCGCGTATCGAGGCGGCAATCTGCGAGACCTGCTCGTCCGAGTGCGTGCGCGCGTTTCGGCCGTACGGCACGAGGTCCGCGACGTTCGCCATGCGCGGCATGATTAATTCGATGTTGTCAGCCATGCGCGTGTTGCTCCAGTAATGTGGTGACTTGTTTGCGCCAGCGAGACAGGCCATGCCAGATGGTCGCGCGCAGATCGTTAGCGGCGAATGAGTTGACCGGCCAATAGAGATCGGCGTCCTCTACTTGGTCCCCCGTGCAGACGACGAGAAAGTCCACCAGCCAGTCCCGCGGCGCGGCCGGGTCCATCCATACCCATGCGTACGGAGAGCCGTCCTCAATGGCGATACGCGTCACCGATGAGCCAATCGGGAGCAGTTCGGTATGCACAACCCCGCGAGGACGAAGAAGGAATTTTTGAATGACCTTAGCCATTGATACGGCCCACGACGAATAAGCGATTTCCTGAATTCGGCGGCATCATCGGGTCATCGAATGAGCCCATCACTTCCGTGTTGTCGCCGTACGATTGACCCTCGCGCACGATTTCAACGACCCAGTAGACGGGCGCGCTGTATGAGCAAGGTCCATCGAAATATGCGTATGCTTGCTCACCCTCAAGGCCGATATGGACGATCTTTGAGCCGGGCTGCAAGTTGAGTGAGCTACAGCCGCCCTGCCCTGGCAGGGGATGCTTTTGAATGAACTTCATTTCATTTCCTCTTAGAGTTTTCGCACTTGAAGCAGTGGCGGCCAGTCACGATGCCGACCTTGCATTGCGCGCATTTGCGCTCTTTGGAGACGGTTGGCGACACCGGCACGCACGGATCACCGTGCCAACCGAACGATTGATACGTGCCATACGAGCCATAGCTACGACCCATGCCGATCGAGGCGACGGCAGCAGACAGAAGACGCTTGCGCATCACAGAAAACCCCTTCCGAGTTCGTTATTGAGATAGGCCAGCACGCGACGGCCAAGGAAGGCCATGCACGGAACGGCCATCGAGTTGCCGAGCGCCTTGTAACGCGGACCATCGGCCGGGCGCGTCCACATGACGCCGTCCATATCGATGAAGTCGTCGCCGGGATTGGCGCGCGCCTTCGCCTGATTCGCAGCACTCACCATGCGAACGGGAACGTCCGTATATCCATCGGGGAAGCCCTGCAGGCGCTCGCACTCCATCGGCACGAGGCGACGTACGCGCATGCCATGCAGGATCGGATTGATGACGCCGCCATTGTTGCCAGCGGTCGCGCCGTTCGAGTTGTGCCATGACGACGTGAGCGTGTCCGCCACCGGCACGATGGGCTGGCCGCGCCCTGTGCCGTCCTCGCTCGCGTCAAAGCCTTCAGCCTTGAGCGTGTGCGTGATATCGCCGGTAACGCAGACGTTCCACGGCTTGGCCGTCTCCAGCGTTCCGACCTGCTCAACCGACACGGGCGGCACACGGCCATAGCCGCGACCATCGTCACCACGGAAACGGTCCTGAAACGCCATAGCGATGCCGTGCTGCGCGCCAGCCTGCAACGTGAACATCGGGTCGCCGTCCGAGCCAATTCCCAGCCCTGCGCGCGGATCAGTCGTGCTCACGCCGGTACGCTTGCCAATTTCCAGCAGAGGGATTGCGATAGCCACGCACGGCGCCGCATCGCCCTTTCCTGTCTCGCCCGCCTGCGCAGTCAGGGCACTGACGATATCGCCCATATCGCCGCGACCGTTGCGCCCTATGCGCGGCTGGAAGGCGTACACGATCGGCGCTTCGTGGTTGCATGTCAGCGTCGGCGAGCGGTCCTCGGCAATCTCGGCACCCGCCTGCCCGTGCGCCATACACAACACCAACGGGTCGATACCATCGCCGCGGGGACGTTCAACTGAACGGGTAACAGGCGGGGCGATCATCGGAATCAGGCGGCCATCCTTCGCGTCGTTTTCATCCGCACCGCCGCGCATCGTGTCCAGCGTTCCCGTCACAGGCTGCAGCCCACCTGCTATGTCAAAGTCGGTTCCAAGCCCGCCACCGCCTGAAGTGCGCGCGCTAAGAGTTCCGGTAACGTCTTTCCCCGTGCTGCGGCTCGGCGGAGAATCCCTGCGCACGCCATCGAACTCAAAAAGTAATTTGGAGGGATCGAATCCCTTACGAGCACTTGCGACAACGAACACACGGCGGCGTCGTTGGGCCACTCCTGCATATTGGGCGTCCAAGATGCGCCATGCGATTGCTCTTTTGGGTCCAAACACACAACCAGCGTTCGCCCATTTTTTCCCTGCCGGGACGAGTTCGACATCTTCTCCGGCAAGCCCCGCAAGGAAGCATCCAAATGCGTTGGTCTTGTCGGAGAGGACACCGGGGACGTTTTCCCAGACCGCGATGGCGGGTTCAAGTCCAGATCGTCCGCGAATAAAGTCGATTGCATCCAACAGCCTCATGTAAGTCATGGTCAACTGGCCGCGCTCGTCATCGAGACCCTCGCGCAGGCCAGCAACAGAGAACGCTTGGCACGGCGTTCCGCCTACCAATACGTCAGGGGCCGCGACCAAGCCGGTAAGCACCTGGCGGGCGATATAGCGCATGTCGCCGAGATTCGGGACATGCGGATAGTGGTGTTTGAGCACAGCGCTGGTGAATGCTTCGATCTCCGAGAACCATGCGGCTTTCATTCCGAGCGGCTCCCACGCCACGCTCGCCGCTTCGATCCCGCTGCACACCGACCCATACGTCAAGGGAGTCATTTCTTCGTCTTTCCTTCGTGCCTGATTGCTTTCTTCAATTCGGATGAAGCAATCTCTGCGGCCCTGTCGCCATGCTTCGCGCGCACGCTTTCGATGATTGCTTCGCTCAGGCGATGGTCCCGGCCCTTACTGGCCGCCACAGCCTTGTTAAACCGCGCTAAGCACTCCTCACGGTGCGAATCCCACTTCGCTTCTCTTGCCGCCACTTCCGGGGAAGTGCCGGGCTTACCAAACAAGTCCATGCCGTTACCTCATTGCGTTCTGCTTTAAGCGCAGATCGCTAGGCGCAAAAAAGCAGCCGTACGCAATCGCTCGATTTCGTCCATGCCAATACTGCGTGTCCGAAAATTAGCCTTGACAGATTCTGTACATGAGGCAGAATACGGACATCCTCAACGGACACCCCAGGAGCAAAAAAATGAGCCGAACTTTTGTGTATGCCCGCGTCAGTACCGCCGACCAGACAACCGAGAACCAAGTGCTGGAAGTAAGCGGCGCTGGCTTCCAAGTAGAGAGCCATCGCGTCGTCAGCGAGTGCGTCAGCGGCAGCGTCCCCGCTAGTGAGCGCGCTGGATTCAGGAAGCTTCTGGACCGTCTTGAGCAAGGTGACGTTCTCATAGTCACGAAGCTCGACCGGCTTGGCCGTAACGCCATGGACGTGCGACAGACCGTTGAAAAGCTCGCTGAAACGGGCGTCAGGGTCCACTGCCTCGCCCTCGGCGGCATTGACCTCACTAGCCCAGCCGGAAAGATGACCATGGGCGTCATCACGGCGGTCGCTGAATTTGAACGGGACCTGATTATTGAAAGGACTCAGGCAGGGCTCGCTCGCGCGAAGGCAGAGGGAAAGACGCTCGGACGTAAGCCTGCCCTCACCGACGAACAGAAAGGGATCGCTCGCCAGCGCCGCGACCAAGGCGTCACTGTGAGCGAGATTGCCCGGGACCTCGGCACCACGCGCCAGACCGTCTTGCGCGCTCTCGTTTGATTTATCAGCCAATCTTTACCCCTTGCTGCTGATGCACAATGATCGTGGCAGCCGGGGGAGTCTTACCGCCCCCGTTGCCGCCTTCCGTTTCCATCCCCCACGCCCGCCGCTCGCCTTCCTGCACGATCTTCATTGCCTCTGAGACCGTCTTTGCGTAGCGCGCAGTTTCCACCGCGTTCTTCTTTCCTGCTGCCCGGATGGCGTCATACACCAGCTTCCGGACGTGGTCCCACTCAATCCTCTGCCGCTCAATCACCTTCGCCCGTTTGGCGACTGCCGCGTCCTCTGCAATCTGCCCAGCCTGCTCAGGCGACGATCCGGGCGGGATGATCGGCAACTCCCTGTCATGCGCCGGCCGTTCGGTGAGCTTTTCCGGGGTCATGTAAACCGGTAATGCCTGGCTCTCGCCCTCACGGGGAATTTCTGTAACTTTTGAATCCGCTGCTGCATGGGCTTTAGCCTCAATCACTCCCATGTCCAAGCGCTTCTGCCACTTGTCCTTAACGGAGCGTTGACGCACGCACTGCCTTGTCACGCCTAGCTGCTCGGCTATTTCAGCGAACGTGATGACTGGGTCACTCTCCCAAAGAGTGCGCACCAATACCCACTGTTCCTTATTTACCGGGTTTCCCGCCATGCTTCCGCCGTTGTCAATTGCATTGTCGGTAACCAGTTTCGGGTCACGACAACGGCAACGGGCGACAACAGACGTAAACGAGAACGGGCTCTGCCCGACAACTTTCCCTTATCGAGCGGCAGAAAGTGTGTGAATGCTAACGACAACGGTTTTCTTCGTCAAGCGCAGATTCTGATTGACTGGCCCTATCCTCAACTGCAGAATGCCTCCTCACAGCAGCTACCCAGTCATCGCAATGAACCACACCGCAATCGTCGTATTTGTAGCGTTCTTGGGCCTGTCCGCCATATGTGTGGGCGCAGCGCTCTACCTTGTGACGCGGGGCACTCAGGGCGTGTGCAACAGAGTTCGTTGATTTATGTAACTTTCTGCTTGACGAGCATATGCGTCTTAGGCAGAATCACTACATCGCACCACACCACTGAACGGAGACTCCCCATGAATAAGCCCGTCGCAACCGTAGCAGCCGTGTCCTCCAGCATTCACCGTCAGGCCGCTATCAAGCTCGGCAGACATTTCAAGTGCTCGCCAGAGAAGGCGCTTGAACGTGCTGGCCGTCCTGCAGCGAAGTACGCCATCTATCGCGTGGCTCTCTCCAATCTCGTTGATTCGATGATTACCGAGACACTGCAGCGCGTGGAAACGAATCAAGTGCATTTCACCGTTGCGCCCGGCCACTGGAGCGCGGCACCGAACGCCGACAAGCACGTGAACGCGACGCTCGGAAAGATTTTCGGCTTGACCGTCTGCTACTGGACACCGAAAGCGGGAGTCTCGGCATGAAACAAGCCCTCCTGAACGCGTTTTACATCGGCTTCACGGGCTCGGTGCTCGGTTCCTTCCTCTACGGCGCGCTGTTCGTTGGCGTGGCCCACCTGACGCATTGAGGCACGGCATGACTCTCAACTTCGCAGCGATCAACAAAAAGCGCCAGACGGCGATGGCATCGGCAGAGAACGCGTTCATCAACAGCGAAGCGCGTCTCGCGAACGAATTGCAGGCTGCGACTGGCTGCACGCGGACCGCAGCACTGATGGCGGCGAAGGCTGCGATGCGTCATTGCACCGTGGACGCTCGCGGCTGGGCCGAACTAAACGCTCGCATTGAGTCGCCCACCCTGACGATTCGCTGCACGACTAACCCGCGCTTCGCTGAAAACTGGAGCGATCCGGTCCAAGTTCGCGAGCGCTGCGATGAGTTGAATCGCGAACTCGACCACCCGGCGTATTTTGTCGCCTAAGAATCTGCGCCAGAAGTAGATTTTTCCCTTCCAACCCTGTAGGAGAAGCACAATGTCCGCAATTTCGAAGTTTTTCGATCTGTTCCGCGACGCTTGCCCCGAGCGGGAAAGCAAAAAGCGCCTCACGCACGCAAAGCTGACGCTGCTCGAAGCCGAATGCAATCTCGACTACTACTCGGCGAACGTCGCGATGCTCAAAGCACGCATTGTCCGACTGGAATCCGAACTGAAAGGCGCTGCTGCTGAATCGCGCCCGGAGCGCACGTCCATTCAAGCGCCTCACCCGAGCCCGAGCTACACCGCAACGGGCGAGTTGGCACCCGAGCGCGCGAAGCGCGGCCAGAGGCTCAGTGCGCTGGCGTGATGCGCGTCGATCTTCTCTCCAGCGAGAACGTCCTGACCCTCGTCGTTGAGGGTCACGTCGAACTCTCCCAAGCAGAAGCAGCGGCGCGCGTCGAAGGCTATGACGACTACCCGCCCTTCCAACACGGCTTCATGCGCTTTTCCGATGTTCCGGAAGGCGAAGACGCGGATTGGTGGCGTGAGCCGTGTGCTGAAACTGACGAAGGCTCTGAGCCCGTCACGTACACACAAAAAGGATGGTAACCATGAACGGACGCAGAAGAGAGCAGTTCCACGGCTTGTATCCCGGCCCCTACAAGGTCGCAGGACGTTTCCGTGCCGATATCGCGATCACGGCTGAAGGGCCGGAAGGCCCGGTTGTCGTTGCGCGCATCCCGACCACGAAAGTCATCGACGCAGAGGCGCAGTCCAAAGCGTACGCGGCGATTCCCGACATGATCGCCGTTCTCCGCTCTGTCGCGCAGGACGCGACGGTCAGTTTGGATGTCCGCGTTGATGCGCTGGCCGCCCTCACAGCCGCAGGAATAGAACCGTGAAGTTGAACGGTTGCCACAACTTGCCGCGCATAGGAGATCCGTTGCTCGTACAGGACGGCTGGTTCCATATGAATTACATGGGCCAGCCTACCCGCCTGCCGCGCATGGTCCTCATCCCTTTCGTCAACTCCCTCGAATGTCGGTACGAAAAGAATTTTACCGACCCGGGCTGTACGGATTGCATCCATGCCAAGCAGTAAATCACACGCCAGCGTCTACATGCGCGGGCTTTATGACGGCCTTAAAGAAGGAATGAGCAGCGAAATGACGCCCACGAAACATAAACTCGCGCTCGAAGGCATGAGCACGATCTGCAAGAAGATTTTCGAGTTCGTGCCGCAGCAAGAGGCGTGGACCGCGAGCAAGATTTTGACCTCCATGTCCCGCACGAGCAGCACGCGCCCGGATATGAAGGCGCTCGAAGGCTGCCTCAACAGCCTGAAGGAAGCCGGGCTTGTCAAAGAGGTTGAGCGCGGCCTGTTCCAGCGCATCGTCCCGCGGGCTTCAGTTCCGCTCGCCGTGCCCAAGCTGAACTCCGATGCCCTGGTGGAAGAGAAGCCGTCGGGGATCGGCGACATTCACGCAACAGTGCCCGTCGATCGTGACGCGGTTGTCGCGGCGCTCGAACTCGAACCCAGCACGCCCGCCGACTCCTTTGGCGGGATTGCCACAGCGCTTCGCCTGAAGGGTCAATCGCTCATCCGGCTCGCCGACGAAATCGAAAGCGCAGCGTTGGTGTTCGAGCAGCAAATCGAAGACAGCGAGAAGCGTCTCGCTCGCTTCAATCAGCTCAAGGCACTCCTCACAGAAGCGTGATCGCCCGCCCCGTTCGCGGGGCACTTCCCCATATTTAACAAGGCTTTTTCCAATGACAAATGAACTGAAGCAAGCGAACTCGGCACCGTGGGCGCGCACCGAAGAACCCGTCGTAACGCAGACGAGCAAAGATGAATCGCGGGTAACGCATCCGTGCTTCGGGCAGATCGGCGCGTCACGCGTGAGCGGCGGAACCTTCCTGTACGGCTCGGACTTTCAGCACAACGCGTTCGTTCGAATCACCATCCGCGAGTCGGACATGCGTCGCAACCTATCGACCGACTGGCCCCATGGCGGCAAGGAACTGGTCGAAGTCGATTTGTCTGAATCGCAATGGGCGGAATTCGTGAGCGCGATGAACATTGGCTTCGGCTCGCAATGCACGATTCGCCATGTTGAACATGAGTTTCGTCCCGGGCTGCCCCGGCCCGCTCGCCGTTCGCAGCAGTTCGCGAAGGAAGCAGCGGACGACATGCGCGAGTCGCTGGAAGCGCTGGCTGACCTCACCGCGACGATCAACGAACTGAAAATCTCCGAGAAGCAGAAAGCGCTGCTGCGCGGCAAGGTGCGCTCGTCTGAGGCTGCACTGACTTCTGGCCTGCCGTTCGTCGCGAAGCTGTTCCAAGAGCACATGGAAACCACGGTATCTAAAGCGAAACTGGAGATCAACGCCTACGGTTCGGGCCTGATTCGCAATGCCGGGCTCCAAGCGCTTGCGAAAGAAGTGCCTCCCGCGATCACGTACGAACAGGGCGAATAAGCCATGGCCGACCGCCTCGATCTTACGAAGTGTCCAATCACCGGAATACGTCACAGGGCCAAAGCGATTATCGACGCGGTCGCGACCGGCACTCACCCGCTGAAGCTCGGCGGCCAGATCATGAAATCCATGGAAGGCAGCGCGATATCGGTCCCCGTTGGACCGCATTACCGGCTCCTCTTCACGTCCGAGACACTGAGGCCAGTCTGTTTTCTGACTCACGAGCAGTACAACAAAAAGCTTCGCAATCCAATCAAGCAGTAGAACCCCTTATCCATAAAGGATTTTTCATGAGCAACGTTATCGACCTTTCCGCAGCAACGCCCGGCTCGCGCGCCGTCATCGAAGAGAAGAGGCACAACGAGACGGTGACGACCACCGCGCTCCAGCAGCTTCTGGCGATCCTCGGACAGGGTCTCTCGACCGAAGCGCCGGCAGAGCAGCGGGCGGCCGTCGAACTCATTCAGATGGAAGGCATGGCGATCGCAGTTGAATACCTGGCGCAGCAGTGCGGCATCGGCGAGCACGACGCGGTCAAGGCGCTTCGCGGCCAGATCATCGAAGAAAACGCCTCCCGTGTTCGCGCATACAACGCAGCAAACGGCCTGTAATTCGCCTTATTTAACAAGAGAAAACGATGGAAAAAGAAACCCTTAACATCGCCATCGGATACGCGCCAGAGGCCACCGCAGAGAACGCGGGCGCGATCCGCACGGCCCTCCTCATGGGATTCATCCAGCTTTCGCAGAAGTTCCCTGAGTCCGTGCTTGAGCCGCGCATGGCTCGCATGGCCCTGCAGTGGATTCCACCAGACGAGGACAGCCCTATCGTCCTGGAGGGCCTGCGCGAACGCCTGCTGGCCCCTCGCACGGCCATGCGCGACGAGAATGGCTGGCTCTCTCATGATGCGATCCCGGTTTGCGACGAAGGAACGAACATCGCGTCGTTCCTTCAAGCCTTCGGTCTCGAAGTCCATATCGGCTCGATGGAAAACGAGAACGACGCATTCGCCACGCGCTATCACGAGGAAGCTCTCGACCACTGCCTTGATTGGAGCCCGATCTATCCCGTAGGCAACGGCTGGGTCCTCCTCGAAATCTATATGGGCGAGGACGATTGCTATTCTCTCTTCGTCCGTTGCGCGTACGCCGCCGAGAAAGAGCGGAAAGAGCGGGACCGCGCAGCGCGCCGGGCATTGCGGGGAACCATCCTCGAGAACGCGCCAGTCAACAGCATCGACGCCTAATGCTCAGCCTCGTTCGCCTCACTGAACAAGCGCGCGTGCTGGCTGGCGACGAGTCGGTTAGCTGCGCGATCGTCGGGCATGACTGGCAATCCGCAGGCGGCCGCCAGTGCCCGAAAGATCGGTGCGGATGCTCGCAAACGGTCTATGTCTGCCGCCGTTGCGAGGACCAGGACTACGGCGAGCGGGGCGGACCGGCTCACCGGGAATGCTTCACGGATTGCAAACAACCTCGCGCATAACCTCTCCCCATGACCACCCCGCTTCGGCGGGGTTTTTTGCGTCTTGAATTCTGTAAATTTCAATTGCGTTCTGCGGTCCGCGCAGATATTATTCTTTCGTTGCCGCAGATTCCCTTAATGTACCGAGGAAAACGTGAAAGACCCTGACATCCAAGCCCTTGCGCTCAAGCACGGGCTCCCCGTGACTCACGCATACGATCACCCGTGGGCATACGCTGACGCCGTCATGGCGTTCGGACGCGACCTGGCGGCCGGCCTTGTCGCCGATGGCACATCAATGCCCGCCGTGCCGACTTCCATCTTCTCGCATCCGAAGCTGGGCGAAATGTGGCAAAGGCTCGACCTGCAACTTTACGCAGTCAAGTACGCGAAGCAGCAAGACGCCGCGCTCGACGCCATGACGCGCATGTTCCACGACGCCGTCCAGTGCCTTTCCGCGATCGATGAGGCACTTGGTATCGACCCGGACGACGCGGGCGGCGCTGAACCGATTCTGGAGGCTATCAAGGACCTGAAGATCCACCCGGAACATGCAGCGCTGGATGCGTGGTGGGTCACGAGCCTGAATGAGTTTTGGGGCAACGGCACGCAGAACGATGATACCCGCCGCGCCGCTAAGGTCGCGTGCAACATGGCCGCTCAACTGCACGCCGGGCCGGATGCCGACCGCCGCGACGCATTCGAAGCCATTTACCCTATTCCGAATCAGTGCATCCGTGTCGGCGAAGGCTATGCCGCAACGGCGCATGGCGCGTGGCAAGCGCACACATTCATCGCCCGCTGGGAAGGCTTCAAGGCATGCGCATTACGCGCTGACCCGCCGAAGTCTGAATGCGCAGCACGCAGGCAAGGCACTGCAGGCGGGAACGCGCCAGCCGAATGCGATTGGCCCGCTTGCGACTGCGACCCGAAGACGGCCAAGGTAATCGACGCTCTGCACGACTCGCACCAACTGGCGATGACGCAAGCCCAGTCCGACGTGTTGCGCGAACGCTCCGAGCAGTGCACGCGCGAAGGCTTCACTCCGTACAACGATGACGCGCTCGAACCCGGAGAACTCGCAATGGCCGCTATCTCCTATGCCCGCACCGCAGGCAAAGACTGGATTTTCTCTGTCGTGCCTATCACGTGGCCGTGGAACGTCTCATGGTGGAAGCCGAAGGACAAGCGCCGCAACCTTGTGAAGGCCGCCGCGCTGCTGATCGCCGAAATCGAGAAGCTCGACCGCCAGCCCGTTATTGGAGCAAAGTCATGAGCATCGAAATCCCTGAAATCGTCCTCGACAAGCTTTGGCAAGGCGCTTTCCTGTCTTCCTATCACCCGGACGGCGACCAGCGCTTCAAGCTGCTGAATTATGGTCGCTCCGTGGTCACAGAGTCCTTGGCGCGTCTGCCATCGCCATTTCAGGACCGCGTCCAGCCGTGGATGATGGCGTGCTTCGGCGAAATGATCGCGGGCGACCGCGAGGAGCGCAATCACCGCTTCATTGAGGAAGCCCTCGAACTCATTCAGGCGTGCGGATGCAGCGCGAGCGAGGCGCATCAGCTTGTCGATTACGTCTATGGCCGCCCGGTCGGCGAGAAGCATCAGGAGGTCGGCGGCGTAATGGTTACGCTGGCCGCGCTCTGTCTCGCGAACGATCTGGATATGCACGTGGACGGCGAAACGGAACTCGCCCGCGTCTGGACGATGGTGGAGAAGATCCGCGCGAAGCAAGCGGCCAAGCCGAAGCATTCTCCGCTGCCCGTTCACGTGTCGCAGAAGCCGACCGCTGGCCTACCGCAATGGTTCGAAACGTTCCTGACGAACGTCTGCGAAATCCCCGACCGTAACAGCCCTGAAGGCGAGCCTGACGCCATTGTTGCGACGCTTGACGAATTGCGCGCGTCAGCACTGAACGCAATCGAATCGCATTCCCCAGCGCAGTTCCTGTTCATTGCGATGGACGACGATGGCGCGGCGCATCCGACGTATTGCGCTGACCAGGCGGCCGTCAAAGCCGCGGTGCGCGACGCGATGTTCATGGCGGGCGAGATCGACCGTGATCATCAGAACCAAATCGACGGCGTCGTTGAGTCGCTGCTTGATTCCGGCGCCATGATCTTCGAAGGCGACCCGTCGCTCTACCTCTACAGGTTGCCCGCATGACTCAGTTTGCGATCCTATACAAGTGCGAAGAGGCCATCGCCCATGACAAGAGCGTCATGACGAAGAAGGGCACGCCCGCGTGGCTCACCGAGAGCGAGGGTTATTGGTGGGGCCAGCCGTTTTCCGACTTCTATACGCCGAAGGTTACCCGCGATTCGCCACCCAGCAGCGTGATCGTTTTTGCAACGCGCGAAGAGGCGATTGAGCAGTTCAAGGCGGCTCGTGAGGGTAACCACATTGGCGCTTGGTATCACACGCCGAGCGCCGAGTTCGAAGTGATCGAAGTGCGCCAGAAGTTTAAACAAATTCCCGATGGATACGAGGTAATCAAATGAGCATCACAGCCGAAAAGAAACCGAACAGCATCCCGGCCGCGATCGCCGCGATCCGCACGCTGGAGGCGAAGGGCTATACGTACCTGGAGGGCGCAGAACTATGGCGTCCCCCGCTCGGCCAAGCGCCCAAGCTGCCGCAGCAGAAGAACCGCACTGAGTTCATGAGCCGCATGGGCCAAATGGCGATGGACGGTAACTTCTGGACCTATCAAGGCGATGGCGAGGACTATCTTGAAAGCCTTACGTGCCCGGTAATCATCCATCCGCAGCGCTTGCTCGGCATGGTCAATGCAGCATCCGGCGCGAACATGGCCCTGCAACGCATTGGATCGCTTCTGAACCTGGCGGCGGGCTGCGACATAACCTCTGAAGCATACCCGCGCATCCGGGCGCTTGTGGACTCACACAAGATGCGCACGGGTTCCGCTTACCCGTTCGCCGACGTGGGAGCCGAACAATGAAATACATCGTGGTCACGATGCCCGACGAAAAGGGCGAAGAACAGGAAGCGATTTTCGTCTTCCCTCGTTCACTTAACCATGACGGAATGATGGAAGGAATTCAGTCCGTGCGTCGCGGCACGCCTCAGAACTGGAAACGCAATTGGGATGCTCACGCGATCGCCGCGGGCTTCGTCGTTAATGGCAAGTGCGTAGGCCATAGCGAGACCCTCGGACTTCAATCGCGCGGCTCAGTTGACGACATCCTTCTCAACGGAAATGGATTGGGCCACTAAATGCAGATTCGCTACGCAACACAAGCCGATTACGACGGCTGGCAGCAAATGGTTGCCGACTACATACCCGCGCTCGCGAACGTATGCCCGCGCGCATGGGCTCGCTTCAATGCCCCGAACCCGCGTGACTTTTGCGTAGTGGCGATTGAAGACGGCCAGCCGGTCGCATTCATGCAGTACACGTTCCACGATTTTCCCTTCGCGACAAAGCCGATCTGCTACATGGATTCGCTCTATGTGCGCCCTGAATTTCGCGGTCGCGGCATCGCCGGCATGTTGCTCGGCTACCTGACGAGTCTCGGCAAGGCACACGGCTGGGGCCGCGTCTACTGGGTGACCGAGAACAACAATCCGATCCGCCCGTTCTACGACAAGGTCGCGGCGCAGGGCTACGTGCGCTACAACCAGGACCTGTAATGCGCATCCATATTTCGTATGGCCCGGCGCGGAAGCAGCCGAAGCAAGGCGACCGCAGGGTGACGAAGAAACACGGCGAGCAGATCCGCGTGTTTCAGCGCTCGCAAGGCTGCTTTGTCTTCAGTAACGGGCGGCAATGCTACGAGTGGGTTCCGATCAGCGAGGCCGCACGGCACTTCGCGGACCACCACTGGACCAAAGAGGAGCGGGAGAAGTATGCAAATCAAACGAATTGAAGGCGAGACGCGGGCGCTCGGCGCTCCAGTGGGCTGGGATGGCAGCTATGGCGAATGCAACGCCCTGCCAATCCGCGACGTAATGACCCAAAACGGCCCGTTCATGGTCTCCGCGTGGGAGCCGACGGAAGAGGAACTGGAAGCACTGAAGAACGGCGCCACGCTCAAGCTGTGGATCGCTGGCCGCATTCACCCCGTCGTCACCGTATCGGTAGGCGACATAGAAGAAACTCAATACGGAGTCGCGTTGTGAGCAAAGTTTTCATCGGCAAGGAATACGCATACCACGTCAAGCTGCTGCAGCTTATCCGCTGCGCACAAGAGGACGGCATCATCCTCACGATCGGCCATCAGGCCCGCAAACCGCTCTCCATGGGCAACTTCGATTCGGTGCCTGGCGTTCGCTACTCGCGTGAAGCGCAACTCACGAAGCTGTGGATGCTCAACATCGAAGGGCCCGACGATATCGTGGCCGCGCCCTCGTTCCTCGAAGCCGTGAAGGTGCGCGATGAATTCAATGCGTACTGGCGTGAAGTGAAGGCACGCCACTCGGACCCGGACAGTTTCCCGGTTCTGCACGCCGTGATTCAAGAGTGGGACGACAGTCCCGAATTGCACGCCATCAGCGCCAACTTTCACTGGGGCGACTATCTCTGCTATGACGTGGCGCTCGTGGCCATGATCGAAGCCAAGCGCGCATGAACAAAACCAGCGAACGCATGCTGTCGGCGATCGCAATGATTCGGGCCGGGGAGAAGGTCCCCGCCGCGGCGAAATTCTGCAAGCTCACGCATGTTGCAATCTACGTCTCACCGCTCTACGCAGAGATATGCGCCGAGCGGCGCGCGGCAGGCATCGAGGTTCGTCACGCAAAGCACCGCCGGCGACCGAAGCCATGAACAAAGCCCGGGAAACCGGGCTTTGTTGTTTCTGCAGGCTACGATCCAGTGCTCCCGAAACCACCAGAGCCGCGCGCTGTGTCCGTCAACTCCTCTACAACCACGAACTGCACCTGGTCGGCACGCTCAAGCCGAGCCTGCGCGATCCGATCACCGCCATTGATATGCCCGCGCACGTCGCCATCGCAACGCAGCGCAACCTTGACCTCACCACGGTAGTCCGAATCAATCTGCCCTACGCAGTTCGAGAGACGTATCGCTTTCGCGAATCCGTGGCCGCTGCGGCTGTAGATCGACATCACCCAGCCGGGCGGCACTTCGAACGCGAGCCCTGTGCGAAAAATGCATGCATGCTTATCCCCGGGATGCAACTCAAACGGCTCACCGGGAAGCGCCACCAGATCGAAACACGCTGCGCCGGCCGTGGCATATTCCGGAACGACCGCGCGCGGGTCCAGCTTTTTGATCTTCAGTTCCATGTTTCCTCGCGTAGAAATGGAGACGCCCGGGATCTCCGGGCGCCTTACTGCTTGGTGCGATACAGCGGTCCTACATCGACTTACAGGTGTTTGACGATGGCTTCCTTCAGCAGATGCCAGTCGCTGCCCGCGAGTCCAACAAGACCTTCGATCTCTTCTTTGACCTTGCTGAACAGCGTATCCGCCCTCGAATAAACACTGTCGGTCATGTTTTTAGCTTCAGCCTCGATGCCCGGTGCAGCGTCAGCGGCTTCCGTAGCGCCTTGAGCGGCTGCGTCGATCACTTGGGCGGCAACACCACCAACTTCCGTCGCGCCGACCACTGCGGCCGCTACAGCGCCGCTCGTTGCGTCAGCAGTTTGAACTGCAGCGACATCGCCTTCGACCGCGCCAGCGGCTTGTTGAATCGTATCCATGCTTAGGAATCCTAGAGAGTCATTAGAAAGGTTTGCATGCGTACGCAGCATGCGAGAGCGGCCTAATACTATGGCGTCTCTTTGGCATCTAGCATCCAAAGGCGTATGGGGTAACGCAAAGGCTAGATCCCCTCAAGTGTGCCCGCTGATCCCTTGCTTGGCTTTTAGGTCGTGGCCTGCCGGAGTCGAACCGACACAACTGGGCACGCTTGAAGGTGCTGGTTACTTTCCACCAGCAAGTCAGGTGCGCCTCACGGCGTTACCACTGGCGGCTGCGAAGTCGCCTTACACTACGGGTTCTAAATTCTGGCGGAAGGACCAGGACTTCGCACCACCCAATCATTCCAACTGCGTTGCGCCGCAGGGCGTTTGACGAAGCCAGCCGGTTCGCGAGATACGGCACGAACGCCGTAGAGTTTATGTCTCGTCATAACTCACAAGAACGAATAGACATGCTGGGCTTTGATTCCCCCACCGGTCTATCAGCGTGCCCCGGAATTCTGGCCGCAAGGGAAGGATTCGAACCTCCGACGCACAGCTTTTCAAGCTGCCGCTCTACCACCTGAGCTACCCGGCGAAAACTTGTGAACCGTATAGCCGGGACCACGCTGCGTTTTTCGTTGCTCCAGACTCTCACTGGTCTCCCCGCCTGCTACGGGTTCCGTAAGGCTCCGATTTATGGGCTTCGTGGTTACGGACATCCGGCATATTGCCCACGAAGAACACTCATAAAATGCGCTTCGTGGGCGGCCCGATAACGCAGGCCACGCGAATCCGTAATAACGCGGGATCAAATGCGCCCTTCATGGACATTTATAAGGTCAGTCTTGAAGGGTAGTCATCCAGACCCGCAAAGAGCACTCAGAGAATGCGCTTTGCGGGCGGCTCATTCGCGAGCCACTCGCGGCTTTTCAAGGCGCTACTAGCAGCTACCACGCTGCTTTAATACCCCGGCGCTTGGGGGCCTTTCCTGTGTCCCGACCGGAAGGCATGCACTCGGTACAATCTGAGCGGGAAGCATTATTCTTGGTGCGCAAGGTAGGATTCGAACCTACGAAGTCAGAGACGGCGGATTTACAATCCACTGGTTTTAACCACTCACCCACCTGCACAAATTCGAGGCCCTTTAACGTCGGGCAAGACGGATGTACGTGTTCCCGGTCGAGTGGGGCTTAGTCATCATCAAGCGACCTCTTTACTGCTGCAATTTGTTGACCCGTGTCGTGGGTCGGACGCCGCTTATAGTCTCGGATGACAATGCTCCACCCTCTCTGTGCTTCGGCTTCTCAGACTCGCCAGTGGTTTTCAAGGCCACCCGTCGTCCTACCTCGCCTTCTCATACCAGCGGCTTACGCATTCTGGCTCCCAGTCAGGGACATCGAACCCTGCGCGACGAGGTTTGCACCCCCGCCACCCTGCCCAAATCAGCCCGGGAATAATCGTTCCCGCGTTTTTACCGAGACGCGGCCCTCGTCGGACTCCCCAGACCATCCTGAGCACTTCCGTGCAATTCTTTGGGAGCTTACGGCCCCCAGTCGGGATTCAATAGGTTGCTCCGACAACCGCCTATCAATTACTGTCCGCGAACACGATCGGCAATGTTTCACAGAAGGCTGATTCTCTCTACCAGCAAGTCACGCCCAACGAGAAGTGCAGTCTTCCAAGCTACAACCCTCTTGGACCGCGCTACCGTTTAGCCTAAATCCTCGGCTCTGACGTTAAGCCCATCTTTACGGGTTAGGCCCCCGACTGCTCCTAGATGGCTCAGAGCAGCAACGCCGTTTTTAAGACAGTAGGTTGTCAGCCCATCGACGGAACTTTGTGCGGGGACAGGATTCGAACCTGCGTCTCAGCCGGGGACCGGATAAATCCGGGCTGCCTAGCCGTTTCCTGAGCCACTAGAAGACCCCGCATAGAAACTTGTGACCGTATCGCCGGTCAACGCGGACGGAGCTATGGGGCGTGCTCGTTGTACGTCGTTCAACGCTAATTCACCGTCGCCCTTTGGAGGCCAGTCCTATCCGGATACTCCTGGCATTCATCCCGCATGTGGTAGCAACCCGGAGAGGCACATCCACACGCAAGGACCGGAAGAAAAATTCTGCTGCGTTCTGCGTTGGGAGAACTATATCAAACGCGTAATCTGCTGCGCAAGCACTTTTTAAAGAAAAAGACTGGTACGCAAAGGAAAAGTTAGGTGCGGCTATTTACCCGCCGTCCGCCAAAGCCTGTTCTCATGCGATGCACTGCATGGAGGAATGCCGGGAGCCAATGACCAACCCGCGACACGAACACCATTAGCTGGGGAGGTTTATTCTGGAGCGGCGCGAACACATCCCCAAGCGCGCCAAGCAACGTCCGCCTTAGATGCTTTGCTTCTCACCTTTGACGCGGCGAGTAAAGATCGGGGATGGCTTTGCATAGAGGCGCGTGCTCGGACCTTCGAGCCACTCAGCGCCAGTCTTCGGATTGCGCACGATGCGCTCGGAGACCTGCGTGATTTTGATATCGACAAGCTTGGGGATGCGGACCTTGCCGTGGGCGCGGACCTCGCGCTCGCACAGATCGCGGACGGCTCTCAAGCACTCTTCGACTTGGGGAGTCGTCAACCGCGTATTGCGGGCCACTTCATCTACAAACTCAGTTGCGCGCATGGCGCTCTCTCCCTTTCCTATCGTGTTTCAACCGTAGGCTTCAGGTTGAAATCACGACTCGAAAAGGGAAAGTGGCGGGATTATGCAAACTCCGGATGGCGGACCTGGTGCTTCGCCCACTCCCCGGCGATCCACTCGACGCCCTTCGGCGTGAACTTGGCCGTGTTGTATGCGTGCTCGCTCGTACGGCTCACTCCAGCCTTGATGACGAAGCGGCCCGTGTGGCGTTGGCTTGCCATCGGCGTAAGCACGCCTTCGAGCCGGTACATGAAGCCTGAGTCGATGAGCCATTGAATGAACTCGCGCTCGTTCGGCACGTTGAGCAACTGCGCGACCTGACGCACACCCTTGTTACCCTCGGCGGAGACGTAGCGCTCAACGAACTCGACGGCAGGCTTCTGCGCTTCGAGTTGCGCGGCCTTCTGGATGATCTCCTCGGCTTGGTCGGCAGCGAGACGGAGCGCCTCGGCGTAAGTTCTCGGAATCGCGGGAGCCGCGACGCTATATGAGCCCGTCTTGCGAATCGACGGCAGCACCGTGCCGACAACCCACTCTTCAAAACGCTCGGCAGCCGGGAGCTTCGAGCGCATTACCAAGCGGTACACGTCGCGCTCGGGGATGACGCGGACGTTCTGATTGCCGCCAGCCGTAGGGGTGAGGAATTCCCTCACTCCCCTGCAGTGCGTCCTCACAGCCTCCAGCGGATTCGCATAGCCAAGCGTCAGTGCAACGTCGCGCGCAAAAAAGTGCGGCTCGCCGTCTACCACTACCGAGCGCACTTCTGCGCCATCGAAACTAAACGGAACAATTTCGCTCATGCTTTTCCTCGTTGAAAAGTTGTTCTTGCGCAGAATCTACTGCGCGTATGTCTTCTTGTAAAGCAGATTTATGGCCGAACTAAAAGTCGCCAAGCCGGACCATCTTCTGCACCGCGCGCTCGCGCTCATCGACCGGGCGCGGCACTTCGCGAATCAGGACCTCGTGCGGGTTCTCCTTCGTCACATTAGGATTGCGAACGCACTTCAGGACGAAGCCGATATCGCCGCAGTCCGCACCGCACGCGCAAATCTCGTCGGCAGGCCCTTGGGAGTGCTCACCGCACTCTGCGCAGCGAACCTCGATCACTACACCGCTTACCGAGCGCGACAGCACGCGACCGAAGCAATGACGGCAGGCGTGCGGCGCAAGCTGCCAGCCGGGCGCGCTGCGACGGCGCTTAATTGCCTCATTGAGCGGCACGCCAGACTCTTCGCCGAACAGGTCCATTTGGTTCATGTCATTCCCCGCGCGAAACGGAAGGACGTGCCCACACGACCGACTTATGGCCGCGGCGAATCATCGTCAGAGCAACCTCGATGCGGTCGATAACCGGATCGGTCATGTCAACCACGATAGCCTTCCCGTCGGCGACGTACGCGGCACGCGTGTAGAAGAGACCGCCCCACTTTTTCGGCTTCGCGCCCTTCGAGTTACGACCGGCGATCACTTCCTTCTCGCGGTTAAAGCACGATACGCAAATAGAGTGAGCGCGCACCAGGCGAAGCTTTCCGATCAGGCGCGTTCCCTGCGTCGTGCCATCGCGCCGGCAGCGGCAGCAGACCGGGCGATACTGCAGAGATTGCAGAGCCTTCGGCGCTTCCTCAATCTTTGGAACGCCCGCATGGGCACGGCCGTGCTCGCAGCCGATGCACTTCTGCAGGCGGCCACTGCGCACGGCGCCCGGCGCATCGGTGAAGTTGCGCGCGCACGATCCAACGCTCATCAGCCCGTAGCTTGGGCATGTGAAATACTTCCCCGGGATGCCATCAAGCGTCACGTACGTCAGGCTCTTGTCTTCGTTTTTCGGCACGGTCATTTTTCTCGATCAGTGATAGGTCGGGTCGGGGAGGACCGTGATGCGTACGTTCATTTTTACCGCTACGTTGTGGAACAACTCTTTCGTCTCATCCTCGTCAAGATCGAAAATCTCGGAGTAGTAGGCGAATGGGATATGGCCGCCATTTTTGATGAAAGCGTCTACCGCGCACCACGCGCGAATCCAGCGCCAATCAACGTCATCCCTGAATGCGCTCATTTCCAAAAGTCCTCAAAGGTCCACGTGTAGACGCCCTTCTTTTTCTTGCCCATGATCGCGATGAAGCGGAACGGGAAAATTCCCTGCGCGAGCCGGATCTTCACTCGCGCATCGTCTTGCCAGAATCCCTTGACCTCATGCGCCTCCAGCTCACCGGTCGCCAGTTGAACGATGAAATCAGGCGTGTAGCGGACGCCACCTGGCAGAACAAACGTGATCGCCTCGAACGCGTACCAGACGATCTCCCCGATGCGCTTGCGTTCGGCCAGAACCTTGTCGTATGCAGCCTCGGTCCCGTTCATTTCGCCCTGCTTCAGGCGGCCCAAAGCCTGCATGCGCTGCAGCGGCGTTTGTGGCGCGGCCACGGGCTCGTCAGCGAGGACGATAGCCAAGCCGGTTTTCTTCTCGAACACTGGCACGTCACTGGCGTCAGGCTTCGAGACTTTCATGCGGTCAAGGTGCGCTTGATACTGCTCGGGCGTCATACGAAGCACGCTCATTTACCGCCCTTGATAAGTTTCATCGCGCCGGCCGCGAGCGCCTTCATGTCGTTCGCCTGCGTCACGCGTAATGTGGAAGAACCCTGCGCGCGCTCCAGCACTGCCTTTGCCTTCACCGGGTCGCCGATAAGCGCCGGGGGATCCACCGCGACGCCCTCAAGCGCGTTGTGCGCTTCAGCCGCGCCGATCAGGTACGGCGGGTAGTCCGTACCTACCCCGCCCGTTTGCATCAGGCCCTGGTAGCGCTTGGCGAACTCAATTCCGCGAAACTTCAGATCCTCCTCGGTCTTCGTTCCCGCCAGCTTCACCCAGCCGCCCATTTCATCGACCAGCTTGTTCGTAACCGCGTCGTCAAAGCACACTGAGCGGTAATGGCCCACCGAACGAACCGCTTTCTCGACCAGTGTCCATGCGCGCATGCCGCGCGTCGCTGCGCCGCCTGCAAGGTGCGCCGTCACGTCGGACGGCAGTGGCTGACGATTGCCTTTATCCGGGTCTGCCACGTGGCGGTTCAACGCCAGTGCGATGTCTTCAAGCGGGTATTGCTTCAGAATCTCGAACCACGTTTCAATCGTTTCCGGCGTGGCCTCACCGAACGGGTAAAGCTTCAACGTGCGGCTTAGAATCTGCCCGAACTTCAGTGCGTCGTTAGGTGTCATCCCCGTTATTCCATGTCGATAGTTTGTCCATCGCTGGGCGGCACATATCCGGCGTCCGCAGGGGGCTCAGTTCCGTACTTCGCCGCCATGTTTGCAGCGAACTCTGCGGCGGCAGCATCAAGCCCGTCGTGGCGCGCTTGCGCCTTGTTCTTGCGAATCGACTGAGTAGGCTGGCTTTGCACTGCGCTGTTGCGCGCGCCGTAGTGACCCGTATCGCCATCGTTCTCGACCCACTTCGCCATGAAGCCACCCCAGCCCTTACCGGCTGCGTAGGCGATTGCTTCCGGGAATGTCCAGCCAAGTTTTGCGGCCTCGGATGCGGCCTGCTCAAAAGCCGTTGTCGTGGCAACGAGGTTCTTTGCCTTGCGAGCCTTCAGCCAATCGGCAGCGTGTTGCGGCTCGACGCCCATGCCTTCGAGTTCTTTTTGCTGAGCGCTAACCTTCTGAGCCGAAGGCGAAGAAGGTTTGGGTTTACTCTTCTTCTTATTCTCATTCTTATCTAGCTCCGCACTTCGGCGCGAATCGTCTGCACTACTTTGGACACTTGTCGCTTCCTGTCCTTCATTCGGCGCTTTTTGTCCAGAATTTTGCGGACAAATACCCGGGGGCGGCTCAGGCGGAAACATGTCGCCAGTCTCACCGTTAGCCGCGCGCGCTATGGCTTTGCGCTTAGCGTCCTCTGCACGTTTCTTCGAGGATGCACCGTTATGGTCATCAAACTTTTCGATTTGGATGCCGTTATCCTTAATTGCAATCCAGCCAATATCAGCGAGCGCCGCACCTAATCCTTTGACGCCCGTGTTGCGGTCAATTGTCTTTGTCGTGAGGTTCGGCATGAAGCCGGTTGAACTGTGCGCGTCGGCAGTGGCCCATAGCCAATACAGGCCGCCGATGACCGCCGCCTCGCTTTCATCCGTCTTATCGCAGACCGCAGAAACCCTTGGGTCATGCCAAAGATTCACTCGCATCTTTATCCAATCTGTAGCCGCCATTCTTCTTTTCCTGCAGGTCTTATGTGATGTACCGCACAAAAGCGACACTTTTGAGGGGAGTCCGCCTAATTTTGTGTTGCAAGCGCAGGTATTTTTGCTTACTGTGCAGAAACGGCGGTAGAATCGGGGCTGTGAGCAGAACTTTTAAGTGAGGAGAGCTTCGCCACGTCCCTGGGGTTCGGAATCCAGTTCGGGTAGCGCTCCGGATAAATCAGGTGCAGTTCCGTGAGAGCGCCGTTGAAGTACCGAACGAGTTTTTCGGCGGTTTCTGGAGACGGACGGTTATGCCCGTTTTCGAGGCGGGAAATGTTTCCAGTGTTAAGTCCAATAGCTTTTGAGACTTCCGTCGTGGTAACGCCAACTGCATCGCGCAGACGGCTCAAAGGCGTCGAAAGTGGATTTTCTGCTTTACGGGACATAAAAGTCTCAAAAATGGGTTTGCGAGCCAGCATTATGTGGGAGAGGCAGATTCAATGCAAGGCGGGCTAATCAGACCCTATGAAACAAATTGTTGCAGTTGTGCAACCAAACGTTTCTGAGCCAGCTAAATTTGTAACAAACTATTACTTGGGAGTTGTAAGGATGAACACAGATATCGGCAGCACCATCAAGTTCCATCGCAAGCGCTTGGGCCTTACCCTTACTGAGTTGCAGAGTAGAACAGGCATCAATAACGGCAATCTTTCGAAGATCGAACGCGGGCAACAATCCCTTACAAATGATTCAATGAAGGCAATTTCTACCGCCTTGGGAATCTCGCTGTCCGAACTTTTTTCTGCGCATAAAGAACAAACGGTAAATTTGCGTCACAATAGCGCCGCGGTGAAGACGCAGGCGGTGCGATTCGCCAGCGAGCTAGAGACATTTGACCAAATTTCAGAGGGCGAAAACGTGGCGATCGGGACGGTTTCAGCGGTTGTAGATGCAGTACGGGGCGGCATCAAAGTCGCAGTGGATGAGCAAGTTTCGCATTTGTTCGCAGGTGGCGAACTGAAGGGT